AGGCTGAAGTTATCAGCAATGTGAAGACCGAACTGGAAGGGCTGATTGAGCTAGCAGTGCAGCGCCAAGTCAATGACGATTGAAGACTCGATCATCGCGTATCTGCAGCCTACGCCTAGCGATCCCGGAGTGAGTGGTCGCATCTACTACCGATTGGCTCCAGAGCGGCCTACGCAGCCATTCGCGGTCATCGATTGGGTTTCAGTTCGAACCACGCACACGCAGTGCGGCCCGATCGTGCTCAAGGATAGGTCGTTACAGGTTGCCGTGTTCGCCACATCACAGCGTGAATGCGAGTTGATCTCTCGGACGCTGGAATTCATGCTCGACGGCTACAGCGGACCAATGGGCGATTTCACGGTGCGCATTCAGTACGAGATGGAAACCACAGTGTACGAGCAGGAGACCAAATTGCACTCGAACAAGCTGCAATTCGGAGTGATGTACAAGTGATTCCCTACAGAGAAGAAGAGACGCTGCGATGGGAGATGGAAAAGGCGATAAGCCGGGAGAGTCGTGTAATGGCCGAGATGCCAGAAATGCTCGTCAGCGTAACAAAGATTGACATCGAGGTGCTAGCCGAACTGATTGCGCAGAAGGTATACGAGAAGCTCGAAGCCGCTGACGATGCGCGGGAAGCGGCGGCACGGCCCGTAGACGAGTGCCCGGAGTGCGGAGAGAAGGGCAAGAACTTCACCACGCAGGACTCGACGGGGCTGACGTACGCGTGTCCGAAGGGGCACGGCAAGTGGACGGTGGAACAATGACGAGGCTAGTTTATCTCGGGAGCCATTCGTAATGCGTCAAGGATCTCTTCTATCAATTCCTTGGGCATCGTGGCCTCATCAGCGAAACGACAGGCATAGACAGTTTCTCCGGTTTCATCCTTAGTGGCGGTGAGCACGAGCGGATAAATCTGTCCCCTGTAGCTCAGTGTCAATGGTCGGCTCATAAGAACCATGATCTCATGCATTATGCCGACGCGGGACCGTCGCAATTTCATACCGCGTGTCATCGCCTGCTTCCTGTCTCAGACGTACACCGACAGCGAGCTAATCATCCTCGATGACGGGATAGACCGCGTAGAGGATCTGATCCCGCATGACAGGCGGGTGCGCTACTACCATTCGCAGTTTCGGCGCGTGGTCGGAGCCAAGCGAAACATGGCGTGCCAAGCAGCGAACGGCGACGTGATTGCGCACTGGGACGACGACGACTGGTCGCACCCTGAACGGCTCGCTACTCAGATCGAACTGCTCAAGGCCGACCCCGACACGCATCTGACTGGTTACTACGCCATGGGCTTCCATCGGTTGACCGACGGAAAGGTGTTCCGCTACGAAGCGCGACCGTCCTACGCCATCGGCACATCGTTCATGTACTGGCGTGGGTGGTGGCGCAGTCATCAGTTTCTCGACATGCAGAAGTCGGAAGATAACACGTTCCTCGGTCACGTCGGGCGAGCGGCATGCGTAGACGGATCGCAAATGATGGTCGCGACGGTCCACAAGGATGGTACCTGCGACAAAGACGGCGCGATGGACCTTATCGAAGATCGTGAGAGAACACGGCAAGCTCGGATTCAGATGGGCGAAACGAACCCGCCCAAGTACGAGTGGTCGCACTGGAGCTTCGATCAATTACCGGAAGGATACAGGAGGGTTGCTTGCTTAGGTTGAACCTCGGTTGCTCAAGTACGCTTGAGCCCGGATACGTGAACGTTGACATCGCGGAGCCTGCGGACCAAATCGCGGACCTCGCAGAGCGCTGGCCTTGGGATGACTCCACTGTTGACTTCGTGCGAGCGCATGACATCTTCGAGCACATCGCAGACAAGAAGCACACACTGAACGAGCTTTACCGCGTGCTTGTCCCTAACGGACGCTGCGAGATGGTCGTGCCCACGACTGACGGGCGCGGCGCGTGGCAGGACGTGGACCACAAGAGCTACTGGAACCCGAACAGCCTGTTCTATCTCGAATACAACAACCCGCACAACACGCGATTCAAGGCCGCGTACGGAATGAATCACCACTTCCGCATCATCGAGCAGAAGCACGAGAAGCTCGCCGACGAGGTATGGAAGTTGACGGCGGTTCTGGAGGCAGTCAAGTGAGAGATCCACGGACGGAGCCACGCGCTGGGGATGCGATTCTCAGCGATGGAAGCGCCTACGTAATCGGTGAGGTTGACGATGCCGAGGTTATGTACGGCTGTGGCGACCATCGGTATTGGTACAAGCCTCTAGATCAATGGCGCGACGACATGAAGGAAGCGACGGTTCTGCACGTTGCCGAGGAAGTAGTGAAGGAATGCGCCGCGTGCAAGGCTACACGCGATGGACTGGAAATCGTCCCCGCTGGCTTTGAAATCGCCGAACTGTGCGCGACTCACCTCAAGAGGTACAGGACGTTCGAGAAAGAAGAAACCCGCAAGCAATGGGAGGCTGAACTGGAGCGTATGCGAAAGGCTGGTCTGGACTTTACATGCCATATCGCGTTGTAATCTGCTCGCGCAATGAGGACAACCTAACCGCCTGCGTCAAAGCGATCCTGCGCAACCAGCCGGACCTGACGCCTGACCGAATCATCGTAGTCAATGACGGGCTCAGCATCGGCGATCTGATGCGCGAGTTTGGCGGCGTGTTCCCGTTCACGATTGTTCAAGGCGAGAAGCCTTTCGTGTACGCGCGGAACAACAACATCGGTATCCGGCACGCGGGCACGGATGACTGTTTGCTCACGAACGACGATGCCCTGCTGACTACACCAAACGGGTTCAATCTGCTCGCTGAGGCATGCGCGGCGCACCCCGAGATTGGCATCCTCTCCCCTGCGATCAACAACGTCGGCAACACGAACCAGAATCAAGCGAAGGGCTCAACAGGGATTCGGTATGACGACCGCATGCTGTGCTTCTCGTGCGTATACATCCCGCGCAAGACTTTCGATGCTGTGGGCCTTTTAGAAGAGTGTTATGTAGCGTACGGAATGGAAGATGATTCCTACTCCTTGATGGTCCGCAATGCCGGGCTGAAGCTCGGGATTCTAGATTCCGTCTTCGTTGACCATGGATCTCTGAAGAGCGAGTATCGCGGCAAGGGGAGCGGCGACTATCGGCCCAATCTGCGGATCTTCATTCGCAAGTGGGGCCATGACAACTGGGGAAAAACAAAAGAAAATTCCCAATTTCCTGAGTGTTTCGAGGATTAAGCGGTAAAATAGTAGTCGAGCCAAGCAGTGTTGGAAGCACCGCAAGGCTCTAATCACCCGATCTGGATTGGAGATCAAGTGCCTACCCAAGATACTAGCGCACCCTTACACAAGACCTGCAGTAAATGTGCCGAATGGAAGCCGATAGACGACTTTCCGCTCACGAGAGGAAAGCGCTTCAATTGCTGCCGTAAGTGCCAGAGCCTGAACGCCAAGAGATGGGCCGATGCAAACCGAGAGAAGGTTCGGATTGCGAAGAAGGCGTACGAGAAGCGATACCCCGATCGGGTAGCAGAATCTAAATCCAAAAACTTCGCGATCCATGGCGAGCGCTACAAGAAGGCGACGTCAGAGGCTAAGCAAGCGAACAGAGAAGAAGAAAACAGGAAACTCAGAGAGCAATACCGCCGTGATCCTACACCGTTTCAGTTGCGCAATAAGCGGCGTGAGGATCGTGAAGCGGCCCTGCCCGGAACATTCACGAAGGACGATCGGATCACACTCCTGAACCAGCAGAATTGGGAGTGCAACGGATGCCTCAGGCCGATTGACGAGAGGGCTCACGCGGATCACAGGACGCCCGTAGTTCGCGGCGGATCTAACGGTATCGAGAATCGCCAGATGCTTTGCAAGCGGTGCAATCACTTGAAAGGAACGATGACGCAGGAAGAGTGGATGATGAGGCGCGCAGGATGACAGCCATAGCGGGGTTCTGTGAAGGCGGCAAGGTCTACATCGGGGGAGATAGCGCAGGGGTAAGTGGCTGGAGCATGACGGTACGTGCGGATAGTAAGGTGTTCCGCAAGGGCGAGTTCATCTTTGGATTCACGTCATCATTTCGTATGGGGCAACTGCTCCGCTACAAACTGCAACCTCCGCAGCAAAATGCGGATCAAGACACCGCCGAGTACATGGCTACATCATTCGTAGATGCGGTGCGTACCTGCCTGAAAGATGGCGGATTCGCAGAGAAAGATAAAGATGCCGAGAAGGGCGGTACGTTCTTAGTCGGATATCGCGGCAGGATTTTCAGGGTCGCCAGCGACTACCAGGTTGGCGAATCGCTCTGCGGTTATGATGCGGCTGGATGCGGCGAGGACGCCTGCCTTGGGGCGCTGTTCGCTACGAAGGGCATGGAGCCTGAAAAGCGGATGCAGATTACCCTTGAGGCGGCAGAGCAGCACAGCGCGGGAGTCCGGGGGCCGTTCCATACGGAATCATTGTGAAAGTCCTGATTCTCGGAGCATCGGGGATCGTGGGGTCCAGCATGCGCCTCTGCGTTCCTCCCGGCATCGAACCGATCTGGCACCGCAAGGCGGCGGATGCGTGGCATTTCGGCACGGATTTAGAAAACGGGGCGGTTTCCCTGCGCGAATGGATTGAGAAGCGTTCTCCAGTAGGCGCGGTCGTTTATCTCGCTGGAGAGTGTGACGTTGACACCGTACAGAAGAATCCGAGGGCATGCAGGGGCGTAAACGTATCTTTCCCGGGCTCCCTATCCACACTCTGCGGTCGAAACGGGAGCCATCTGATATACGCATCCAGTCAAGCCGTGCTGGGCGGCCCTGTTAACGAGTATGGGATTCAGAAGTTGGCGGCTGAGAAACTGGTAGCGGCGAATGGGGACAACTGGACAATCGCCCGCCTAACCTTCGTTCTCGGCATCCGCCCAATGCCGCACCAGGGGCGCAAGAATCCGCTAGAGGCGATGCTGGACGGATCGCACACGAAGCAGGTGGCCGACCGCTGGTTTAGTCCGCTGTTCGCCCGCGATGCAGCCAAGGCGCTATGGCGACTCGTGATCGACCAGCCGAAACGCAAGATTGTCCACATCGGTACGCCGATCAGGGTCAGCCGCTACGACATCTCTGTGGCCGCTGGAGTGCCCTGCGAGGCGGTATCGCATGATTCCTTCACCGGACTGGCACCGAGGCCGCTAGACACGACGTACCCGCCTGATTCGCTGCATTACAGCAGCCTTGAGGACGGCCTGAAGCAAGCCAAACAGGACTACGAGGATCGACAACAGATGAACGTGGCAGACCGAGCGCGGGAGATCGCGCTGTTTTTGGGGAGACGTGAGGATGAGTGCCTAGCGAAGCTCAGTCGCGGCTTCATCCCGCTGCACCACGAGGTAACGGCTGACTTCAAAGCGGCGAACATCGGCGACGACGACGCGAAGCTGCTGGAGTGGTACCGCACGACCGAGGCATATATCTGGGAACTGAGCGCCTACCACACAGACCCCGGATACAACTACGCGGGAAAGTGCCAAGGGATTGCGGAAGCGCTCGTGGCGAAGGGCTGCAAAACTGTTCTGTGTCTCGGAGACGGCATCGGGGATTTGACGTTGGCTCTGCTCAAGGCTGGGCTGCATGCCACGTACCACGATCTAGCCGGGAGCCGAACTTATGAGTTCGCTAGGTTCCGATTTTCAAGGCACGGACGGCCACCAACGCACCTGATGACGGCAGGGTGGGAGCCTGATATCGCCTTTTTGAGCCAGTTTGATGCTGTCGTTTCGCTGGACTTCCTGGAACACGTATGTAATGTAGAAAGCTGGGTTGCCGCCATTCACGGCGTACTCAAGCCCGGAGGCTGGTTCGTCGCGCAGAACGCCTTCAATTGCGGCAGTGGGCCGGACGGCAGTATTCCGATGCACCTCAGCCGCAATGACAAGTACGAGCAATTGTGGGATCCGACGTTGGAGCAGATCGGCTTTCGTCAGCATGGACCGAATTGGTACCAGCGGCCCGTCGGCGTCGAGGTAGCAGCGTGAGATGCGGGGATTGCAGGTACTGGGAAAGCCCGATTTCATTCGGACTGCATCGCGACTGGAAAAGCACCATGGGGATGTGCGGTTTGATGGGTAGCGCTGACGGAGATCCATGCAATGAGCATGGCGTTTCCTCTAAAGCAACCGCGCTGGACTCCGAGGAACATGCGGCGCAGGTAATGTGTTCGGCTGATTTCGGATGTATCCAATTCATAAGCAAATGAGGCCAATCCCAACCAAAGATAAATCCGGCGAGCCGAACGGCTACCTGATCCCGCTGTGGAGCGTGAACGAGGCCCCATGGTTGCGGCCCGATCAGGTGTACGTGACCGTGGTCGATCCCGGCAAGAGCAAGGGGCCGCACTTGCACATGAAGCGGCGCGGATTCTTCCACTGCATTTCAGGGCAAGTCGCATTCATTCTGCGGGTAGATGGTTACTACGTGCGCTACGAGGCGAGCCCGAACAACGGACCTGTGATCGTGCCACCGGGGACGCCCTGCGAGATTCGGAACGTTGGCCCCAGTCCCGCCTTCGTGGTAAATATGCCGAGTCCCGCATGGGCGAAAGACGATCAAGACGACTGGCCAGTGGATGACTGGGATACGGGGGAAGGTTCTGTACTCAGTTTTCCATAACGAAGTGAAGCAGTCGCCGGAAACGGACTGCATACGGATCGCACGGCAGACCGCGTGGGGCTTGTGTAGGCAGAACGGAGGCACGGCGCGAATCGAGCAGGATGGACGGGCGGTCGCGACCTTCGCGGCGGTTGAATTCGGCGTGAGTGTTTGGCGAGTAGAGGAGAGGGCTTGATGATCTGTGGTGAGTGCGGTGGCGAGACTATTGCCGAGATTCCATCGGACGTAAAGGAATTGATCAAACAATCCGTACTGGTTGGGGAGATGTGCGACCCCGGAGGAAGGCTGCTGACATTCCAAGACGGCACTGAGGTTCGCCTAAGCGATTACTGCAGTTCGTGCGATTTCGAGACGATCAGAAAGGCTCTGGCTAAGTGAGGCGACTGGATATCGGTTGTGTTGTCTACGGCAATGCGGCAGCGCTGAGCAACTGCATCAACGCGATCAGGGAGCACAGCGTAACAGACTGGCGACTGTTCCTTATCGTCAATCCGCACCCTACGGACACCGAGGCAGCGGCACTCGCGGCAGATTGGGCCGCACGCGATACGCGCATGGTGCATGTGCCTTTACCGAAGAATATCGGCTATGCCGGGGGCGTTAATAAACTGCTCTTGGAGTTGGCAGAAACTCCCCTAGTTGCCTATCTCGACCATGACGCCTACGTACACACGCACGGCTGGGACGAACAAATGGCCGCGATGCTGGATGCGAATAAGGAGTGCGGTCAGGTCTACTCAGGAGCAGGGCACTACGGCTTCCACAATGGGCGGTACCGCGAATGCCTCTGGAGCGCTGGCTACTTTTGGATGTTGCGACGTTCGGCCCTGGAGCACCCACGGCTCGCAAGCGGGATGAATACCGAGCTAGGTCATCACGAGGAAGTCGATCTGATGACCCGCATGAGGCTGGCCGGATACACGATCGGCTGCATCCCTGAGATCAGCGTCACGCACGATGAGAGCGCAACGCGGTCGCCAGAGAGCGCACAGCGCATCCATGACGGAGTAGTCCGGTGGATGAACCACTGGAACGGCTATTTTTGCGGCGACCAACTGAAGTACTGCATGACCGCTTACGACCCGCGCTCCCTGCGATACACGGATTGGAATGCCAACGCGCTGTTCTTGGAGCGGATGACCCTACATTACTTCCCCGATTGGAACAAGACACCGCGATCAGTCAGCGTACCCGGAGTTGGAGAGATGGACGTGATTGAAGTACTGAAGCCCAAAGGACCCTATGCTGGCCGAGCTATCTAGACCCACAACGTACACCGAGATCGGGAACTCAGACGGTTGGATCTGCGCGTCTTGCGGTTCGGTTCGTGCGGCGCATTCGGGATCTACTCACGAGTTCGTGCGGTCAACCTGCAAGTTCGCGGCGATGCTACGGATCAAAAACGAGGCTCGCTGGATCGGAGAGGTCCTTGAGAGCATTCTGCCGCTCTGTGATCGCATCTTCGTCATGGATGACAACTCCACTGACGATACGGTAGCGATCTGTGAAAGCTATGGAGTCACAGTGTTCCGCTCCCCGTTTCAGGGGATGAATGAGAGCCGCGATAAGAACTGGCTGTACGACCAGATCGTCTCGCAGGTGGAAGCGGAATGGATCGTATGTATCGACGGTGACGAAGTGATGGAGAAGCTCGGCCCGGAGATCATTCGCGAGACGTGCGAAGGCTCCGAACGTAACTCATTCTCCCTGCAAATCGCGTTTATGTGGAACGATCTTCATTCTGTGCGCACGGATCGAATCTACGGAGACTTCTGGCGACCGTCTCTGTTTCGCCCGTACAAAGAAGACCCGAACGTCCCAGACACGCGCAAGATGCTCAGTGAGTTTCGCTTCATGGCGACTCCATTCGGACGCACGGTCGGCAATGACCAGCCTAACCTGCACTGCTCATCGGTTCCTCAGCGATTCATTCACGGTCGCGGCCTTTGCCCAGCGCGATTGAAGCATTACGGCTACGTCGCTCGTGAAGATCGCGTGCGTAAGTTGGACTTCTACACGTCGATCGACTGGAAAAACGCGGCGGAAGATTGCTACAGGCACATGTGCCAAGGGGACACCCCGCGCCTCGAAGAGTTGCCGCGTATCCAGCAGAGGATGCGCGAAGGGCACCTCAACGATTCCGATATCCGATTTATCACCGATGTGCCAGCAGATGGCCGCTTCGTACACGCAGGACCACTCAAGGTCGAGCCGTGGGACGAAATGAAGCCATGGCCCGTTACTGACTGGGCACGCCAACAGCACGCATAGCTCTTTAGCTCAGTTGGTAGAGCGCTGGAATCATAACCCAGAGCGCGCTGGTTCGAGTCCAGCAAGAGCTACCAAAGTTTCCACAACACTACATTCGACTGTCGCGAGACAGGCGATGCCGGGGCCGTCGTGAGACGCCCTCGGTCACCATTTACGACCACAACTACTGCCGTGAGGCAGGAGGAGAACAGCCATGTCTTGCGTGACATCTGCGGGAACTCCCGCCCAGGGCACTTACATCATGTATGGCGATTGCGGATCGCCAGAGACCTACGTTCCGGTCAGTGGAGTCATGACGATCACTGGACCGGAAGTAACGCTCGGTGAAATCGAAACGACCAACCACGGCACACCGACTGCGACGCAAGTCGGCAAGACCTATCGCCCCACGCTCCCTGAACCGGGAACGATTTCATTCCCGATTGTTTGGAATGGGGCCGACGTGACGCACCAGGCCCTGGAAACCATGCAGAGCGCAAAGGAAGTCCGTCGGTGGAGGCTTCAGGAGTCCGATCCGAGCAACAGAACAAAGCAATTCGAGGGATTCGTTCAGAAAATCGGATCCGCCTTCGACCCGTCGGGAATCATCATGCGGAACGTCACTCTCCGATTGACCACCGTACCGCACTACGTCTAACACCAAACCTGAGGAGAAAATGAGCGCAACCCCCGCAGTAAAGATCACCCTCGCGGACGGGATCGAAAGGGCACTGTTCTATCCGTACAGTGCCCTCAAGAGAATCCGCGATGAATTCGGAATTTCCTTCAACAAGCGTGAGGGTTTCGATAAGGCAGACGAAGAGTTACTACCCGTCTTGGTTCAGATTGGCTTGGAGTGTGCGGCTAAATTGCAAAGCCTGACGCCACCAACTGTCGGGGAGGTTGCCGACCTGATGGACGGAGAGCAGAGCGACGAGTACTTCGCGCTTGTCTTGCGAGCGGCAACTGGCCGCGACATCATGGACGCAGTAAAAAAGTCGAAGAGCGGCACGGTACAGCCCAAACCGGAGCCGCAGTCGAACGTGACACCGATCTCTACGGATGTCCAGTAGTCCATCTCGACCCAATCGTAGAGGCGTGGTCGATGGCCGTTATCGAGTTCGGCGTTTCGGACGCTGAATTTTGGGAGATGTGTCCTGACGATTTTATGGCGCTTTACTTGCGCTGGCGAGATCGGCATCGATGGGAAGAGTACCTTGCCTGCTTAATCAAAGCGGGCATGTGGGAGCTTAAGCGCGACGGCAAAGAGCGGCCACTGCCCTATATCGCTCGTGACTTCATGACGAGCGTTGTACCGCAGACCGAAGACGATCTAAGACGGCGATTCCAAGCAGCAAAACCTAGATAGGAAACCCATGGCAGATCTCGGCACACTCATGATGCGTATCGGCGTTGACGTCGCGGATGGTGTAGCCGGGATAACTGGGTTTGCGCGTGAGCTGGAAGGGCTTGCTACTTCTGTAGATCGCAATTTTGCGGCGCTCGACAAGATAGGCGATAGGCTTACCAGCCTAGGCGTCGGGCTGACGGGCGCTTTGACCGCTCCACTGGCCGCTATCGGCCTAGCTGCTGGCAAGGCAGCGATGGATTTCGATGAGGCAAGCGATACCATTCGGGCCAAAACTGGAGCGGTAGGGGCCGATCTAGCGCGCATGGAGGAGTCTTTCAGGGGTGTATTTGCCAGCGTCCCGAATTCCGCCAAGGACGTCACCGACGCACTAACTACGATCCGCATCGGATTGGGAGCGACAGGGGAGCCGCTGGAGCAGTTGAGCACGCAAATGCTCAACCTATCCCGACTCATGGGGGAATCAATCGCCCCACTTGGCGCGTCTGTATCGCATGCATTCAATGACTGGAGCGTCAGCATTTCTGATGCCGGCGCGAAGCTCGACTATCTTTACCGTGTAGCGCAGAGCACTGGGGTGGGCGTCACCACGCTGACCACGGAGTTGAAAAACTTCGGAGGACCATTGCGTGCTCTCGGTCTCGATTTTGAGCAGTCTGCGGTAATGCTGGGGACCTTTGAAAAGGCGGGTGTGAATCTTCAGACCGTGATGCCCGGATTGCGGACTGCAATCAAGACATTCGCGGGCGCTGGGCTCGAAGGCGCAGATGCGTTCAAGGCATTCATTGAAAAGGTGAAGGGACTCGACGACGCGCAGGCCACCCTGTTTACCAAGACGGTGGTGGGCGGCAGGGCTTTCGTCGATATGTTCCGAGCGATCAAAGAGGGACGTCTGGACCTAGACGACCTCACTGCGGCCATGAAAAAGGGCGGCGACACAATCAACAAGGCGGCAGAGGATACGCTGTCTTTTGCGGACAAACTGAAGCGCTTCAGGAATGAACTGGAAGTTGCGCTCGAACCGCTCGGTAAGGTGCTCGTGGGTGCGATGGAGAACGCGCTTGACGGGATGAAGCCGCTGCTGGATAAGGTGCATGATCTAGCCGTCGGGTTCTCGCAATTGGCCCCATCGACGCAGACGTGGATACTGGCCCTTGGCGGTGCGGCTGCGGCGGCTGGTCCGCTGCTGATGCTGATTGGGCAAATGGCATCAGGTATTGCCGCACTCGCTCCCGCATTCGGGCTTGCGTTAGTCGGTATGGTTAAGTTCGTAACCTACCTGTCCGATCTAAATCCAGCGATTGCGACCGTAACGGCTGGGTCGGCGGCATTGGCCCTCGGAATCGTCGCGGCAGGAACTGCGTTGGCGGCAATTGAGATCAAGGGCATCGCCTCTGACTTTCATGAACTTGGTAACGTCCTGACGTTTGTAGAGCAGAATACCGCCAATTCGCGCGGGAGTCTCGAGGCGTGGTCCGCTGCTGGAGCCAATGCCAAGAACGAGATTGATCCGCTCTGCATTTCGGTCCAGAAAGCTGCTGGATTCTTTGATGAGCTTGGATCAAAGATGTCCGCCATCTCGTGGACTAGCCTGCTGACTCCGTTAGGGGCAGTGCGGCAAGCGTTCGCCGATGTCGTAACGAATCTCAAGATCCTCGTGGGCTATTACCCCGCGATGGACGCCGCGCAGCAGAAGCTCAACGCGACAATGACGGTGGGTATGAAGGCAACGGCCGATTCCGCTATCGCCGCTGGGCAGTTGGCGTTAGCGCATAAAAACCTATCCCCAACGATTGCGGCAAATACCAGCCTACTCGATGCGCTCGGGAAGAAGCATGGAGAAACCGCAGCACAGATAGAGGCGCACCGCAAAAAAATGGAAGAGCTTGGCGCACAGATGACCAAGTTCGAGAACCAGTTCCATGGAACGGAGAATGTCAGCTTAGCCCTGTCGATGTTCGGCGACTTCGACGCCAAAGCGGACGAGGTGAAGGCGAAACTCGAAGAGCTTCTAGTCCAGTATCAGGTAATGGCGAAGGCCATCAAGACCACTGCGGACGCGAACGCCGCGTTCGATATGAAGTGGGCGCGTGAGGCTATCAAGGATATTGCCGATCTAGCCAACGCGTTCGACCATTTCGGAATCGTATCGAAGCTCGCGTACGACGACGCCACTAAAGCGTCCGATACTTTTCTTGCGACCGTTCTTAACAGCAACAAAAGCACGATTGACCAAAAGCAACAGGCTTGGATTAAGCACTACCAGGAAATGATCGATCTTGATCGTAAGGCTGGGAAAACTATTAGCGATCAGGACGTTCTAAGGCTGGATCAGATGAAGACGGACTTCGCCAAGGCCCACATGGACTTGGAGCAGGCGTTCGACGCGATCGGATCTAAGTCGGCTAAGTCCGCGCAGGATAACGCGGAGATTGTCACGGCTGCATACAACCACATTGTTGAGTCGTACAAGAAAGGCGACGCTGAGATCGGCGATGTCGAGCGGGCACGCCTAGCAAAGTATCAAGCAGACGCGGCGGCCATGATCGCGGCTGGTAAAGCCGTTCCTGAGGACTGGAAAGTCCAGATGGACAAGCTGGCCCAGATCACAAAAGACGGTCATAAGACCATGATCAACCTGTGGGGGGAATTCACCACGTCGGTTGGAAAAACGGTAGCCACTGGGCTCGACAACATCTGGACCGAACTGCTCACGAAGGGCAAGGTAGACCTGAAGAGTGCGCTCAACTCGCTCTGGCAGGACATTGCCAAGGACTTCGTTAACGCTTTCATCAAGCCGATGGATAAAGCCATCGGAGACTTCATCGCGAAGTCAATCAAGAGCCTGATTGGTGGCGATGGATTCGGCGGTATCACCAAGTCAGTTAAGGAACTCGGAACGGAAATAGGCAAGGTGTTCGGTGTCGGTGCTGATGCAGCAAAGACGACTACCGGAGCGGCGGCTGCACCTGCTGCGTCGGCGGGTGGCAGTCTCGGAGAGGGGCTTGGATCCGTAACTAGTATCGTGGGGGCGGTTAGTGGAGTAGTTTCTGCAATCTCCGGCGTTGTAAGCAACTTCCAGTTCGCGCACATGAATACGGCGCTCGGTCGCATCGAGGAATCGACCCGCAAGACATGGATCGTGACCGGAGAGCAGTCCGATTCGATCCTTCAAACCCTGCATGATTCGCGTGCATTCTTGGACGACATCAGGGCTCGTGTGTCCGAGATCCGCCCCGCGCTGTTCGACCCCGTAACGGTCACCATTGACCGAATCGTAGACTTCCTGAGCGGGACGCTTGGTCCATGGCTGCGAGACAACACGGGCGGCGGTGGCAGTGGAGCGGCAGATACTACGCCGACTCCGACCGACGGAGCCACCGACCCAGCCGTTGAGGTAATGAGCGGTGTACTTCGCTCGGTCAATCAACTCGGCGAGGCGACTTATCTCGTCGGCGGGCGTACGGCGCACACGATCGCCGATGCGGTCATGATGTCGCAGTCAGACTCGACTTCGATACTGGCTAACGGAATCGCGGCTGGTGACTACAACGTCGCGCAGACTTCGGCGGCTGGTTCGACGGCGGTTGCACAAGCAGTCATCGAAAGCGGCGGTATAGTCGCGGATGCTGTCAATACCACGACTATGAGCGTGCTAGAAGTCCGCGCCAAACTGGAGGACATCGGCAGTTCCTTTGACGGCGTGATGTACAACACCACGCAGGAATACAACGATCTCAAGGCGACTTTGATCGGCAAGTCCATCGACGGGACGGGATTCGCTGGGGTATCTCCGCTCAACGGCTGGACTTCGACTTCCACGACACCGATACCGCGCACTGATACGCCTGTTGCTCCTTACTGGATGCATGCCGCCAACGGATCGACCACTAACACCGACGTGAGCACTAGCGGATCACACGTCATCGTGAACAAGGGCGGAAGTTGGACCAACGCCTACAGCGACACTGGGACGGGAGCGTCCGCCGGAGGCGGCGTAACAGGCGGTCCTGTTACTTCGGTGCTGCCTCAGGGGATGACTCCGACCGCTACTGGTCCATCCTTCAGCGACACCATGAAGGCCACGCTGGACGTGTTTGCTGCCAAGCTGAAAGAGCAGGACGACGCCATGACCGCTCGTCTGAAATCGTATCCAGGCGAGTTCGCAAAGGTCATCAAGGCCATCGGCGACGACATGAAGGCTCTTGGCGAAATCGTCCAAGATGAGAAGCGGACACCAGCCGAAAAGGAAGCCGCGCAAAACAAATTCGATATTCTCAACGCCCAATATGCGCAGATGGTCAAGTATGGGACCCCGATCTATTCGCAATCCGTAGCGGGCAATCTCTACGGCGTAAACAGTGGGCTAGCCGTTGATCGTGGCACCCAAGAATCCACGCTTCCCGGAGTCTTCACTGGCACCCAGACTGGCGTTCGCGGCGACTACAACGCCCTTCAGGAGCGCGACGCCTACCTACGCTGGTTCACTGGCACGTCGGACGGGCAGGACATCCCGGCGTGGGCGCAGACGCTAGACTCCACCATCGGAAGCTGGAGCGATCTCACCACGCAGTACGTAGCAGCGCAGCAGCAAGCGGCGGCGGGTGGGGGCACTCCAACCGTACAGATCAACATCAGTGGCGATAACTACGGGACCGACCCGAGCCAGATCGCTTCGGTGATCTTCGACCGCATCAAGGCCAGTTCCAAGGGCCTCATCGGCTAAGTAGCACCCCACCAAATCACAACTCAACTACTGCCGTGAGGCAGGAGGAGCCTTATGGCAAATTTCGTTTACGACAAGGCCCGAGAATCGTTTCTCAAGGCTGAAATCAACATTACCTCGGACAACATCAAGGTCGTACTGTGCTCGTCGGGCTACACGGCGAATGCCTCAACCGATCAGTTCCTCTCCGATATCTCGGGCGGGAATCGGATCGCGACGACGGCTAACCTGGCGAGCAAAACGACCACGGCTGGAGTGTTCGACGCGGCTGATACCGTATGGTCTGCCGTCGCTGGTGGCAGCACCGGAACGCAAGCGGTGATCTATCAGGACACGGGCAGCGCTGCTACGTCGCGGTTGATCGCCAACATAAACGTGGCTACGAACCTGCCCGTTACCAGCAACGGCTCGGATATCGACATGATCTGGGACAATGGTAGCAATAAAATTCTGAAATTGTAGTGCTATATGTTCCGTTTGTAACCTATAATGGTTGCATGGTGATACGTGATTACGCGGAGAAGGAATGCGGTTCATGTGGAATAAAGTTTAAGCCCAACAGCGGCAGGCAGAGGTTTTGTTCTGGATGCGGTAGGCGCGGCACTACGGTTTGCGCGCACTGCGGCGCAAGCTTCCACCCGAAGGGGAGTTCGCACGGGGTCTATTGCTCTGTTCAATGCTGTGCATTGGGACGATCTCGGACTGATATGGCAAAGCGGGAATGTCCGAAATGTGGGAAGCCGTTTAAGCCATCTTCAGCGATTCAGATCGGATGCTCGCGGGTCTGCGGATATGCGCTGAGAAAAGCTAAGCGTAAGGTTAGGACATGCCCGGTCTGCAATGTAGAGTTTTGGAATAAGCACTATCACCAAGCGACATGCTCAAGGGAATGCGGCGGCGTGCTACGCCAAAGATCCCTGTTGGCCTACGAGACCGTCCACCACATCAACGGCAACCGAGCCGACAACCGAATCGAAAACCTGCAACTCCGGGCTGGCAAGCACGGTCCTGGGCAAGCTTTCTGCTGTGCTGACTGCGGATCGCATAACGTCGTTCCGATCAGCCTGAAGTAGCGCTAGAATAGTCTGGGCTAAAGGACCGCCTAGATCATGCCGATAGATGCTCGTATGGAACGTTCTTTGCAGATCACGCAAGCTATTCACTCCGCTATCCGCGAGTCGGGAGATTCGCAAAACTGGAACGCCCCGCAATTTGCGCAGGCCAGAAATCTGACCGATGGGCTTGTGTGGGATTTCGAGTCGTGGGGAGACACGTTGACCGCATTGCGGAATGGGATCCCGCGCGAGTGGATACCAGAGGCGATGGCGATTGGCGGGGGTGACGTGCTCCGATGACCGGGAGGCTGATTCTCCTAGCTGCCCTAGTTGTGATTTGCACGGCCATCATTGAGTACTCGCAGCCGTAGCACGCCGAGAGACTTAAAAATACAAGACCGAACAAGCCGCCTGTGTATTAGGCGGCTTTTCTGCGTCTGCGCGTTCACTGGAGTCATATGGCAAACGAAATAAGAGTAAAGCCGATCGCGAAAGCTACGTTCACTTGCACGCTCGCGTCCCTTGCGAGCGGCAGCGGGCGGCAGTCAACGATGATCGCCAATAGCAACAACTACCCCGCCGCACTCATCACGATGAAGATCACGACCGGAGCGTCTGCGCCTACAGCAGGTAACGCGTACGAGATCTACTTACTGCGGGGGGACGACGCGAGTTCATCGACGTACCGAACCGACGGGGCGGGTGCGAGCGATGCGGCATTGTCGATAGTGAACGCGCAGTTATTGGGAACGATTGCCCTGAGCGCTTCGACTAACACAGCGTTTTATGGGGAGTTCGACACCTCTCCGCTTGGTCCACTTGGCCCGGAATGGGGCATAGCCGTCAAGAACGCCAGCACGCAAGCGCTCAACAGCACCGAAGGTAATCACCTGAAGGGCTATGTCTATTACATCCCAGAAGTCCAGTAGTTAATGTCTAAGCCCAACCGCCAAAAGCCTCCGCTGCCTGTACTGAATCGCAAGAGTTCCCTTGCGCGCGGGCTCGTATTGGCGATTCCGTTCAGCGAGCACGGCGGTAACACGTTCCGCGATTTGGCGTACAGAAAGTTCGCCACCGGAACGGGTGGGCCATCTTCTATCGTCACGCCGTTCGGACGCGGCTTACTGTTCGATGGATCGACGCAGTTATTGACCGTGCCGAAAGGCGGTGCGCTTGATAATCTGACAACCCTGTCGATATCGTTCAGGGTCATGATGCCGACTTATGCCGGAAGCAAGGGCATACTTTCAAAGGGGGTGGGCGGCTGGGTCGTTTACTCGACTGCCTCAAATAGGATCGGGCTTTTTCGGAACACTTCTGGAGGCTTCGTTCAAAATGAAGCCGCGTCTGCTCTGGTTAATGGTGTATGGGTCGATCTGCTCGTTACCCATGACGGAGGGATTGTCGGTGCTAACGTCATCAAGTGGTACATCGATGGAGTCTTACAGACGGCATCTTTTGCTGTTTCGAGCGGTACTGCCATCACGGCGTCGGACAGCACGCTTGACCTGATCGTAGCCGACGGGAATCCCGGAGACGGAATCGGCAAGGCGAATATCAATTTCGCCGACCTGAAAATATGGAATCGGGTACTGACCGGAACGGAGATCGAGACTCTATATTCCGATCCCTATAGGCTCTACCGGGCAACGAAACTACAGCCTGGGGGCAAATTTGCAACTACGCTGTACCCTTCGGGCATTGCCTCAGTTGAAGCATTTGGAACAGCATCCATATACCGTCAGGGGACGCTGTATCCAAGCGGAATCGCGTCGGATGAGGCGTTCGGAACTTCCGCTTTCGGGCAAAATCAAACCGTAACCGCATCGGGCATCGCTTCGGCTGAAGCATTCGGCACAGCGGCGCTCGTAGATCCGACAGCAACACAGACCATTACGGTCACTGCTGGCATTGCATCGACTGAAGCGTTCGGCACCACGTTCCTAATCCAAGGCGGCCGGCAGACGGTATTGCCGATGGGTATCGATAGCGGAGAGGCGTTCGGCTTCCCGCGATTCGTGCGGGGTTCAGCGTTCGAGCCCATCAGCGTCAAGATCAACGGTACGGTGCAGCCGATCCGAAACGGGAGCCTGAACATCACGGCCACCCTCAACTCTCGGGGCGCTGCGACCTTCGATATTCTCTGGGATCTGACGTCGATATGCGCGGCATCACCCGCGACGATGACGGTTCCAGTAGTCGGGCAGTACGTGGAGGTGTATGAGAATCAGCGCAAGGAATTTGCAGGCTGGCTGGAATCACTCACGCGGAAAGTCGTCCCGCAATCACCGCTGTTGCATCAGTGGTCGTGCTCTTGCGTAGACATGATCAGCCTCTTAGACCGCCACGTATTCACGGGCACATGGACAGCCGGAACTTCAGTGGCAGCGATCATTCTAGACATCGTAAGCAGCGGACTAGCAGGCGAGAGCGTGACGAGAGCACACGTCAGCACTTCGGCGGTACTCACGGCAGACTTGAAGAAAGAGAACGCGACCATTAGCGAGTTATTGAACGCGCTGCGCGATCTATGCGGCGGGCAGTGGTGGCTCGACTATAACCGCGATCTACACTTCGCAGTGGCTGGAGATGGCGACACCGCACCGTACGCATTCACATCGGGCGATCACTTCTTCCAAGATATGTCGATCAACACGGACGGCTCGGGATTCGCTACTTCGGTGATTGTGCGGAGCGATCAGAACTTAGGCTGATGTGCGGGATTCGAACCCGCGTAGCTCAGTTTCTCAAGAGCGGAGGCTCAAAGCGGCCCCTGGCTTTAACCACTCGTCCAACATCAGCCTGGCTCAATTATAACCAATATGGAGACTTAGCAAATAATCGGCTGATCTCCAGAGAGTGGCCGCCATCAATTTTTACGATGCGTGCCTGCCCACTTTCAAACAGATACCGCACTTCGTCATCATCGACCATCGAGGGATGCGCCAAGGCGTAGAAATCTTCAGGTAGTTTCCGATTCTTTAGGTCTAGGCATCTTTTGACGGCTTCCTTGCAGTCTACTGAATATGCGTTACAGGCAGCCCATATCGCCGGATATTTAGCCGCAGCCTCTGGGGTAATCTTCATGGGGGCTACCACTCCCCCATCGGAGCGGCTACCGATTCGTAAAGCGCACGGCCCGCTTCCGTAATTACAAAGCGGTCTGGATATAGCGTGCGCTCTTGGCTAGCGTGAGTGGCGAGAAGTCCGGCAGAGACAATGCGGTCGAGGCTGGCGTATGCGGGCCGTGTCTGCTGGTGCATCCCGGTAGTAGCGGCATCCTCAAGTGCGAATAGTTCGTACGGCTTAAGTTCCACCCCTCAATCATAACCAATGGGCGACATCATAAGGTACACCGAAACGACGACCATGGACGGCGTTGCGTTCAGCGTCTCCACGGTCAACGCGATGTCGTTCAGGCCCGACGTCACGCTGGATGATGTCGCCGTGCAGCTTCTGACCGAGGGCGACGATGCTCCGGGGCAGGCTAGTTGGTATTGGCAACCCGACGGGCATTCCGTCTATCGTGGCGATGCGGTTCCGCCAGATGCGGGAGTAGTGCTCGTAATCGACTACGAAGCAGAGATATCGAACGCGGTTGAGGTTTCTACGCCATTCGTTATCACGGACCAAAGCGCGAACAATCGCACAGGTGACTATGTGCGCGTGGTGGACGTCAAGGGGCTGACCGACGCGTCCCAAGCGCAGGCCATCGCATCGGGTATCGCTCGTCGCGCATCGGTGATACCGGAGAAGGTGACGTATACCCACTTCGGCTCCAACTGGCAACCGGGGCAAGTGCAGTCGATCAACCTGCCCGACTACGATCTGGTCGGCGACTACCTCGTAACTCAGATCGTCAGCACGAGCAAAGACGGCACAGAGATTGACCCGAACGGGACGGAGAGCCAAGGCCGCGGGTCGTCTTTCACGCGGCAGATCGAATTACTGAAGATCCAAGACGCGGCGATTCAGGATCCAGCGGCGACCGATCCCGGTATTCCGGCAACGTCGTACGACGGTTCGTGGACGTCATATAACGAGCGTATCGTCTCACAGAGTGCTGTAGCGGCTCCACAGGCTCAGTACGAAACCGCTCCGTTCGCTCTCGGCGTAGGCGGGTCGCTCACTGGAGGGGTTAGCTCAAGCAATCAGCATATTGTGCAATTTAGCGGAAACGCCATGATCGCGATTGCGCATATCACTACGCCAGCAACAGGCCAGAACGTCAAACTGGACATATTGCGAAATGGTCTGACGATCTTCAGTTCAAAGATTACTGTTCCGGCTGGCTCAACGAGCGTGGTCACAAGTAGGGCGTTTATCGGCGCGCCGAGGCCGTACCGCCTCAAGCAATACGACAAGTTGCGCGCGGTCCTTACCTACCAAACTTCAGAACTGACCGTGACCGGAGCATCTGGCGTTTCCCTCTTCTTGGTGATATCCCGCTAATGCCCTATCCAGTTACCACGGCGTACGAGATTGACGTAGCGCGTGCAGCGGGAGTCGCCGCTTCGTTCGGGGAGAAAGCTGCGATCGCCACGTATGGCGGGGCCGTTTACACTACGGCCTTTGACTTGACGGTGCCGCAGGGGACGTTCTACATCTACAAATCGCTTGACGGTGGCATCACATGGAGCCCAATAACTACAGGGATCGAGTCAGATCAGATCGGATCGGATTACTACTGGGATGGCACCTCCAGCGTGTTTTATTTTGCCGTGCGAAAGGCAGTAGGTGCGCTGATTGAGGTAGTTGCAGGATCGTTCAACATGGCGACCGAGACCATAACCACGATTCCCAATCTGACGGGCGTCGAGAATGGCGATAACTATGTGCGATACGCACGCGGAGCGTACTACGTTCTCCATTTGGCTAACCCTGGATCCGTGCCGTCTGTATCGTATTCATCCGGGGCGGCGTGGACCACTGTACCGCTAGGCTCTGGAATGGGGGGAGCGAACTACGCGGTTGCTGGAGCGTGCGTTGATGACGCAGGCCGCGTGCATGTATTCCACAAGCATGTAGGGGCATCTCTGAATGTTGGACATAGCATTGTGGATGGAACTACCCTCAGCGGCCCGGACTGGGTATCGGTTGGACTTACCACATCTAGACTATCCCCACAGAGTGTACAGTTCTCTCAAGGCCATCTAATGTATTGGTGTCGAGTTGACAGAATAGATGGCTTCCAAGACTGGCTCGCGCTGTATTCGGACACGGCGGAACTGAGCGCCCCGTTAACGAGCGAGGGTGGATTTAACTTTAACTGGACTACGTACTTCATCGAGCAGAGTCCCAATGCTGGTGGATATGCGAAGTCTGGAGATGTCGTAGTTACTCCGACGGGGTTCACTCTGTTTTGGGGGTCTCGCGGAACCAGCGGGATCGAGCGGAAGATGAAGTATCTCGTGGCTGACGACCTCGGGAGCATCCCGCCTGAAGTGATCTTCTGGGATGGCGGAGATCCAGCTAACGACTTCTTCGACTGCTCCGCGCGACTCCTAGACGACGGAGAGTACCACGCAGTGTTCGCTCCAGACTGGAGCGGTGGATTCACGCACCAGTTCGGGGCTTGGGATAACTGGTGGCTAAATCCGTACGCTGGCGGTGCGATCCCGTCCAGTGGAATCTTGAACTACGCATATTGAGGCAACCATGGCAACCGAAGCAATCATCTATTTCGAGGATCTGAAAGCAGCCCCAAAGCGCTGCGATGCTCCAGATGTGGAGTCACCCGACGGCATCTGTCCGAACATGACGTTCGGCGGTGCAAAGGTGATCCCATTCAAATGGACGCTCTGCGCGAAGCACCGCAACGATAAGACCGTGCAGGCCATCTGCGCGGCGCTAGAACCCCTCAATTAATCCCCAACCATAACGTAGCTGCCCCGCTAGGGTCGCTGCTGACGCTGCTACACGGTGCGTGCCTTCGTGCGCCGGATGCGGTTTCAGCGGAGGCCCTAATTGCGCATCTGCGCAAACTCCAAACACGAAGGACGAAACAAATGATCACTTTAGATGAAGTGGGTTCGAAATTGAACCCTGAAGGACAGGGCAAGCTCAAGGAGACCGCCCCCAATCTGGCACAGTTTTACGGCCTCAACCTCACACTGAAAAAGCTCCATGGCTACGAGTTGGCCGACAAGGTGGAGTTCGCGGTCTTCTACTTCGAGCCATTCGCTGGCTTGCCGCAGACGCAGGCCGTGTTCAAGCGCAAGAGCGGCGGAGGCATGTTCACATCCGACGTATCGACGTGGGTGAATGACGAAACGATCAAGGCTGGTCGCGCCTTCGAAGTCATCGCGAATTCGGTTGACCACTTCGTGCAGACCGGGCAGGAGGAGTAAGGAGGCACATGAAGAAATTCTTGTCAGTCCTCGGGAGCGTAATCCGCTTCGGCGCTCCAATCGCGACCCCGCTTGTTCAGGCGTTCCTCCCGACTCTGCCCATTGCCGGGATCATGACGGCGGTCGTCAATACCGTGCTCACTGTCGAAGCAACGCTGGGCGAAGGCAACGGCGCGGGCAAGATGCAGATGGTCGTGAACCTTCTGCGGGTCACGCTCGCTCCTGTTGTCCAATCCATCGAAGCCAGCACTGGGGCAAAGTTGGCGGACGAGGCGCTGTTCCTCAAGTCCGTTCAGGGCTTGGCCGAAAACATCGTCGGTCTGCTGAATTCGTTTCAGCATGCTGAGGTTCCGACCACTACAGCAGTAAAGACCGCTTAGCAGTACGAAACCAGTGGCGGGTTCGCTCGCCACTGGACACGCTCATGAAATCCCTCCAAAGGACAAACAATGGCCAACGACGAGCAGAACTCCATAGGAGCACTGATCTCCAAGATAGAAGGATTCGGGAGTGCCTTAAATCAAGTGCTTGAAGGCGTAAACAGGATCGGAGCTAAAGTGGATAACCACTCGGACAGACTTGCGACCATAGAGGCGACGTATACGACGCTGGGGGTGCGATCTTTTCAGGAGGCATCCCAAAAGGACCGTGCTGAAATTCGCTCAACGTTGATACAGCACACGCAGCAGATCGCAGATATAAAGAGCGATCAGGCGCGTGACGGGGAAACGCTAGACCGCGTTGAGGCTGACGTAGAGAGCCTGAAGCGCACGCGCATAGGTATCGAGTGGAGTTGGGGCACGATCTCCAAAATCGCCGTCGCTCTCGGTACGCTTCTCGGGGCCGCTCAGATCATCAAGCACTGGTAATGACCATCCGAGTCCAATCAGAGACGCTGTTCGAGCGCAGGCCAATCGGCTATATCGAATTCCGTGGACGTCGAGTTCTCGGCGCGCCGTGCCCGATGTGCAAAGCATTCAATTTGGTAAGTAGGCGCAATCCGTGTCCGCACTACGCCCGCGAGTCCAAGACGGAGATGGTGTTTATCCGAATCGAGTAAAGAGATGTTAAACAACTGCCTGTTTTTCGCCTTGAGGAAGTTCGTCAAGGACGATGGCTACTTCATTGTTAGGCGCTCCCGGCACGGCTGGTGGTGGCACTTTCTGTGGTCGAGCAATCTTGACCATTTCGAGGAATTTCAGCCGCTGGTAACGACCGACGGTCTCACGTCACCGCCGTGGCTGTTCAACGGCAAGGTCGTCACGCACGACATCCACGCATTCACCGAGGCGAACGATCACTGATATGAAAATCCTTATACTCGCCCTACTCGCCGCATCCTGCTACGGCCAATCAATCCAATGTGACCCCGATCAGGTCTGCGCTCAGGCGCGTTCACTGACGGGCTGGAGCGCAGGTACTCTTTGGTCCGCTTCGCCGACGGCCCTTGAGGTTCGGTACGCGTCGAACTTTAGCTACCGTGCTCCGATGAACAGCGGGCTGTACGTCGTGACGCTGTATTTCGTCGAGCCCAATGCGACCGCAAAGGGACAGCGGGTTTTTGACGTGCGGATCAACCAGCAACTGATCTATTCAAAGCTCGACGTTTTTGCTATCACGGGCGGAGCGAATCGCGTACTCAAGCGATCCGTGGTTGTGGCCGTAGCAGAGAACGTACTAATCATCGACTTCGACGCGCCGGGCCCTACCGCTAGGCCCGCCGTCGTCAGCGCGATCCGCATCGCGCCACTCGGTATCACTCTCAGCGAGTGACGAACACAAGGAGGCGTAGATGTTCGGAAGCGCCCTTTTCACGATCCGCGTTGATGTTCCGGCTCTGGACCGTCTTGTGAACTTTCTTCAAACCAGCCAGCAAGCCCAGATCGATGCAATCACGGCCCAACTCGGTCAGCAGACCCAGCGGCTCAACCAATCCAGCACGGCGCTGAAGGGCGTCGTTCCAACGAACCTATAGGAGAACACAATGCCAGCAGATTTCACTGGACTCGCCGCCGCCATCGCGGCTCTCACCGCACAGGTGACTGATACGGTAGGAGTAGAGGCAAGCGCCTCCGCAGTCCTTGCCGGGGTCAGCACGATTGTGCAGAAGGCCGTCTCCGACGCGCTCGCTGCCGACAACGCAGTTGACGATGCCGCTGCCGCGACCGCCAATGCAGCCGTGGCGGACGCGCTCGCCAAACTCAAGACATCTCGGGATGCCCTTGCTACTGCGGTAGCGGCCAACCCCGGACCTACTCCCACCCCGACTCCCGCCCCCAGCCAGCCGTAAACACCAGACAGCGGAGGCTCCGCAGTGGGCCTCCGCACAACACCAATATGCCAGCTTGGCACCAATGTTCATCGTGCAATGACGGACGCGCCCGTTACGGGCACAAACTGTGCGCGGAGTGCAAGCGTGCGGCGAATGCATGGAATATCGTGGCGGCGCGCAAGGCGTGGCGCGATGACTATCAGGACCGATCTGGAATCCTTTCGGAGCGGCGCTATATGGAGCTATTGGAGATCGAAGCCATCGGCGGACCCCGAGCATTCCCGCGGAGCACGATGGACCCAGCGAATAGTTACGTTGGGATGTGCGGTGGAGTGCGAGCAGGAAACCGTCTCTTGTACGCGGCAATCGCGAAAGCCACGGTGCGGATTAGGGTTTCTGACAAGGAACGAAAGACGCCAAGCCGAGGGTTGGATTACATTGCTGCCCGCTGTCCGTGCGGTATGTGGAGCCTTGCATTGGCTCGACAGCGGAACCATCGGTGCGACGAACACGGGGCGCTTCCGCGCATGTTCGAACGGGACGCTACGGGGAGATTCATCACGAAATGACGAAAAGACTACTACTCTACCTACTGGCGGTCCCGCTGTTCGCCGCGCAAACCACCGTTACTGATGTCATTCATACGCCATTCGGCGCGGACCTATTCAACGGGACGATTAGCATCAGTGCTCCCGCCATGACCACGGCAAGCGGTACATTCATCGCGCCATGGCAACGCACGATCACGGTC